GACATGGACACTGACTCAAATGGTCGTTGGTCTGTTGAGAAGTTCAAGGGTCTGATGTTCCAAGTTGAGAGAGATGCTAACGTAATTGCTCAACAAACTCGTAGAGGTAAAGGTAACTTAATCATCTGTTCATCTGATGTTGCATCTGCACTTCAAATGGCTGGTGTATTAGATTACACTCCTGCTCTTAACAACAACCTTCAAGTCGATGACGCTGGTAACACTTTTGCTGGTACATTGAATGGTCGTTACAAAGTGTACATTGACCCATACATGGCAAACGCTGCTGCAAAACAGTACTTTGTTGTGGGTTATAAAGGTTCTTCACCTTACGATGCTGGTGTCTTCTACTGCCCATACGTTCCGCTTCAGATGGTTCGTGCGGTTGGTGAGAACACATTCCAGCCTAAGATTGGTTTCAAAACAAGATACGGTCTTGCACAGAACCCATTCTCGACTGCTACTGCAACTGATGTTACACTTGGTGCAAACGACAACGTGTACTACAGAAGAGTTCAAGTCGTCAACCTTATGTAATAATAAGAGTTGGGCTAACCAACCTATCAAAAGGGGGAACTTCGGTTTCCCCTTTTTCTTTTCTGTATAAATAGTTGTATGGTACAGATAAATGCATTAAGTAGACAACCCACTGAATTAGACTACGCAGACCCAACCAAGTTTAAGTTCAGTATCAAAAAATTACCGATAGTAGAATTCTTTACTACTTCGGCAAACTTGCCAGGCATCAATCTTGGTGAGGCAATATTCCCAACACCATTCAAACAAATTCCTATCATGGGTGATGACCTTACATATGAAAATTTAGAAATTTCATTTCTTGTAGATGAAAAATTAACAAACTACATAGAGGTACACAATTGGTTGACAGGTATTGGTTTCCCACAATCAAGAACACAATTTGGTTCATTAAAGACAGAAGGTGGACAAGTTGTTCCATCACAAGGTAAAGAAGCAGGACAGGAAAGTATATCTGGAATGTTTTCTGATGCGACACTTACAATCACATCTGCAAAGAATAATCCAATTGTGGAGGCAAGATTTCAAGACATATATCCTGTTGCATTGAGTGGTCTTGCATATAATCAACAAGAAGGTGATATAACATACTTGACAGCAACCGTGACGTTCTCATATAAGATTTACACGTTACATACATTATAAATAGACTAGGATGAGGTTCAAAACCCTTGAACACCTACCATAGACCTAAACGGTTAATATATCTAACGCAAGGAAGATATGCAATCTCATCCCCTTGATTTGAAGGATACATTATGAACTTAGAAGAACTACAAGAAATGTCCGCCAAGGACTTAAAGATTGATGATACCCAACTGGATATCGAATCTCTCAAGACCCCAGAACTATATGGGAAATATCTAAAAATATTCATGCGTTGGAACTTGTTACTGAAACAAGTAGAATCCAAACACCGTATCCTGTACAGACAGAAGTGGGAGTACTATGGTGGTAAAGCAGACCCAGAAGTTTACAAAGAAAAACCCCTAGATTTAAAGATACTAAAACAAGATGTTCCAATTTATTTGGAAGGTGATAAGGAGTTGATTGAATCTCAACACACAGTGGAATACCACAAGGCAATGGTAGACCATGCAGAAAAAATGTGTAAGATGTTAAACAATCGTGGATTTCAAATTAAGAATGCAATTGATTGGAAGAGATTCATGGAAGGTTCGATTTGATTATCTCTAAAAAGAATGACGTATATCTAACTATAGAAACTGACAAGGGTATCGCAAGAGAACTCTCAGATTTCTTTACGTTTGAGGTGCCAGGCGCCAAGTTCATGCCACAGTATCGCAATCGTATGTGGGATGGAAAGATACGTTTGTTCTCAGTACAAACTGGTGAGATATACTTTGGACTATTATCTTACATTGAAGAGTTTGCAAAACGCAACGATATAGAGATTGAATATAAGGATGGAGTAAAAGATGAGGAACGATTACGAGATGGCGAACTGGATACTTTTATTGGAAGAGTGTCACCTCAGTCCAAAGGAACAACTATACAGATTCGTGATTACCAGATGGCCGCATTGGATTATGCAATCAGAAACAATCGCAGTCTCTTGCTTAGTCCTACTGCTAGCGGTAAGTCGTTAATCATTTACATCCTGTCCGTCTGGTACGCAGCAAAGACAGAGAGTAATATTCTCATTCTTGTTCCCACAACATCACTGGTAGAACAGATGCATTCAGATTTTCTTGATTATGGATTCAAAGAATCTATGATGCAAAAGATATATCAAGGACACTCAAAGAACATTACAAAACCCATCACAATATCCACATGGCAATCAGTTTACAAGATGCAAAAGAAATGGTTTGACCAGTTCAGTACAATTCTTGGTGATGAGGTTCACATATTTAAATCAAAATCACTTACAGGTATTATGAACAAGATGGTCAACTGTAAGTATCGTCATGGGTTCACAGGTACGCTTGACGGAACGCAAACACATAGGTTGGTACTAGAGGGTCTATTTGGTTCAGTAAACAAAGTAACAACAACCAAAGAACTCATGGACAGTGACACACTTGCAAAACTCAAGGTCGATTGTCTTGTATTAAGATACCCAGATGCCGATTGTAAATTTATGAAAGACCAATCCTATCAAGATGAGGTTGACTTAATTGTTCGTGACACCAGAAGAAATAAATTTATTATAAGGTTGACAAGAGCACTAAAAGGTAATACATTAGTATTATTCCAATTTGTAGAGAAACATGGTAATGTGTTACATGGGATGATGACTGCAAGTGCAAGACTAAATAAACAGTATGACAGAAAAATATTCTATGTCTATGGTGGTACAGACACCCAGACTAGAGAAGAAATTCGTGCAATCACAGAGAAGGAAAATGATGCAATTATTATCGCTTCATACGGCACGTTTTCTACTGGTATCAATATTCGTAATCTTCACAACATCGTGTTCGCCTCACCATCCAAAAGTAGAATTAGAGTCTTGCAATCCGTTGGTCGTGCATTGCGACTTGGTGACAATAAAGACGCAGCTCGATTGGTAGATATTGCAGATGATTTTACTCACAAGGGAAGACAAAATTTTACATTACGTCATTTCATGGAACGAATAAATATATACAATGAGGAAGAGTTTGATTATGATATTAAACAAATTTCTATAGATAAAGGATAAAGATGGAAAAGCAAACAAAAGTCTTAAAACTATCTAATGGAGAAGAGATTATAACGGTGATTAGTTCTGCTGATAAAAGTAGACCTTATATAGAAGTGACCAATCCATTACAGGTTAATTTATATCCGAAAGCCGTAGATGGTGGACTAATTGAAAGTATGGCGCTTTCAAGATGGTTGACCACGAGCGAAACTCAGATTGCCAATTTAAATAAAAATAGTATCATTGCGATATCAGACGCATCAATCGGTCTTGTTCGATTTTACGAACATTGCATAACTAAGATGACACTTAGTGACAACGGTAAGGTTTGGGATGAACCCACCGATGAAGATTTACAGCGTATTGAAGATGAAGAGTTTGAGAATATTATTCCATTCCCAGATAAAAACACTATACATTAACTCATTCTCAAACCCTACATAGGGATAATACAGTCTTGTCAAGGGAAAGTCAAGATATTTTTGAAAATAAATTTACTTCTTGACAATCGGTATGTCATTTGGTATATTGTATCTAATTAATGGGAAAGACCTATGGCAGAAAAAAAGAAAAAACCACATTATGTAAACAACAAAGAATTTCTACAAGCGATGGTGGAGTGGAAGGCAAAGTGTCGTGAGGCAGAAGAGCAAGGTAAACCACAACCACCTATTACCAACTATATTGGTGAGTGCTTTCTAAAGATTGCAAATCATTTATCGTACAGACCTAATTTTATCAACTACACATACAGAGATGAAATGATATCTGATGGTATCGAAAACTGTTTGCAATATGTACACAACTTTAATCCAGAGAAATCAAACAATCCATTTGCATATTTTACACAGATAATTTACTACGCATTCCTTAGACGGATTCAGAAAGAAAAGAAACAGTCTCATGTGAAGAACAAGTTAATTGAGAATATGACAGTGGATGAAAACTTGATTGATGCTGGTGATATGGGTAATCCATTCGTGGACTACCTACAAAAGAACTTCCTACCAGAAGAAGATGTTTACAAACCTAAGAAAAAAGCAGTAAAACCAAAAGGATTAGAATTATTTTATAATGAAGATAGCACTGATAACTGATACCCACTTTGGTGCTCGCAATGACAGTCTAGCCTTCAATGACCACTTCTACAAATTTTGGAGAGAGGAATTCTTTCCGTATTTGGATGAACATGGTATTGATACGGTTATTCACTTGGGTGATGTTATGGATAGACGTAAGTTTATTTCATACAAGATTGCAAAAGACTTTCGTGAGCAGTTCATAAAACCTATCGTAGATAGAAATATTACGATGCACATGATTGTGGGAAACCACGATACTTACTACAGGAACACAAATGAGATTAATTCACTCTTTGAATTACTTGGTGGGCCTGGCGATGAGAAATACCCCAACATTAAATGTTATGACCACCCATGCACTGAAGAGTTCGATGGTGTTGGTATTCATTTGTTACCTTGGATTAACGAGAGTAACTATGAATCTGTTATGAGGGGTATTCAAATGACCTACGCAGATATCTGTATGGGTCACCTAGAGGTCAACGGATTTGAAATGCACGCTGGACATATCTGTGAGGGTGGTTACCCCAAGGAGATGTTCAGAAAGTTCGACACTGTTTTCTCTGGACACTTTCACAAAAAGTCAGATGATGGACATATCTATTATCTTGGTAACACATACCAGATGACATGGAGTGACCACAATGAAACAAAAGGTTTCCATATCTTTGATACATCAACTAGAGAACTTGAGTACATTCAAAATCCACACAAAATCTTTGCAAAGATTTATTATGATGATACACAGACAGACTATACTACACATGATGTAGAACAGTATGAGGACAAGTTTGTAAAATTAGTTGTAGTCAACAAGAAAGACTTGTATGGTTTTGACCAATTCCTTGATAGACTACTTGCCGTTAAAACGCATGAGGTTAAGATTGTCGAGGACTTCTCAGAGTTAGATGCAGAGAATGTATCTGATGAGATTATTGA